AGTAAAAAAAATAGCCGCATAAATTTAAGATCAGGCGTATCAATACCGAACAACAAATTTACTCAATGGCAAAATGATGCAATAATGGAGGTGAGGCGGCAAACACGCCAGCGCTTTTATAAACCAGTTAGCATAGAGCTTATAGTGTATTTTGGCACTATGGGTAAGGCAGATCTAGATAATAGATTGACTAGCGTATTAGATATGTTAGTTGAGGCTTTAGTATTGCGTGATGATAAATGGCAAGATCAGCCACAGATCGCAGTACAAGCTGAATACCGGAAAAAAGAGCCGGGCGCTTTTATCAGGATTACTGAGGTTACTTAGCTTGTCAAAGCTCTTATGTTACAATTACAATATCTGGTATAATAAACCTAATAACAAATTACGCATACGGTGCGGAAAATCCGGCTTAAAAGGACTGAATAGGAAATGCAGCCGGAACAAAACCCACTAATCACAGCAGCAAACACATTAGCACAAGAGCTAGTGAAAAATTTAGGTACTTATGAGCCAAAGGTGCAAAATAAGTATGACTATTATAATGCTGACAATGATATTAGAGATTTTGGTATATCTACCCCTGCTAAGATGGTCCATTTGCGCCCCGGTGTTGGCTGGGCAAGCCGCGCAGTAAACACGCTATCTGACCGCGTTGTGTTTGATGGATTTGCTAAAGATACATTTGGCATCAATGATTACATGGAAACAATTAACGGTTTTAGCGTTATTTCAAAATCTAAGCATGATGCATTTATTGCCGGTTGTGCTTTTGTAGCTGTTTCAGATGATCCTGAGTCAGAGGTTAAGCTATTAGTGCCATTTACTGCAGCAGAGGCAACAGGCGTTGTTGATCAGCGCACAGGCTTGCTTAAATATGGGCTTGCAGTTACACGCTGGGAAAAGCCACAGCCTAAAAAGGCTGGTGTTAATTTCGCACCTGCAGATTACATAGTATTTCACCCCATGTTTACCGCAATTTTCGTAAGTCGCACAATATCAGAAGTTATACCAAACCCTACAGGGCGCTGTTTATTGCATCCAATCACTCACCGCGCAAGCGCTGACCGCCCACTTGGTAAGTCACGCCTCACAAATACCGCACGCCGGATCATTAACGAAGTTGGCAGACAAAAAAGGCGTGAGGAAATTGCAGAGGAATTTTATAGCCTACCACAGCGCTACATTAACGGTTTGGCTGAGGGTGCTAAAAAAGATGCAAGCCTAGATAGTGCAATTGGCAAGGTTTGGGCAATCACTAAAGATGAGGATGGTGATAAGCCTGAGATTGGGCAGTTAGCTCAAATGAGCATTAACCAATTTGAAACTGCCAAAAAAGATAAGGCGCGTGATTTTTGTGCTGAAACTGCATTGACATTACGCAACTTAGGTTATGAAACTGGAAATCCTAGTAGCGCTGAGAGCTTAGTAGCAATGTCAGATGATCTATTGCTTGAGGCTATGAATAGTCAAGAGGAAATGGGCAAGCAGATTAAAGAGATCGCTATAACACTAAGGCTTGCATTAAATGGCAATGCTGAGATCCCACGGCAATTACGCGAAATAGTACCAGCATGGAAACCAATATTTCAGGTTGATTTGGCAGGCGCTGGTGATGCTGTATTTAAACTGCAGCAAGCAATGCCTGAGCTTATTGGCACAATTGCCGGTTATCGCTTACTTGGCATTAGCATTAGAGAGGCAGAGGAATTACAGGCAAGGCGCTTGGCTGCTCAGAATAGTGCATTTATGAATGGCGGAGGTACACAGTAATGGCTAATTTTGCATCAGTTGCACAGCTTGAGGCTTTTTGGAAAAGCCTAGATACTACTGAGGAGGCTAGGGCTGAGGTATTGCTAGAGCTTGCAAGCGCCCGGCTCAGAGAGATTGGTTATGATGTTGAGGTTGATGTAGATGCACAGGCTGCAGCGCGTGAGTCATATGCAATAACAATACGATGGGTAGTCATGGAGGCTGTAAAGCGCGCCATGCTTACGCCAACAGATGTACCACCGGTTGATACCTATAGTCAGACTGCCGGTCCATACAGCGAAAACTACAAATACACTAATCCTAGTGGTGATCTATGGTTTAAAAAGTCAGAGTTGCAATCACTTGGGCTTTATGGATCACAGAGTTTAAGTAGTTTGAATACATCACAAAATTTGTACGGTAATATATATAGTTCATAAGGGGGCAATAGTGACTTTTAACGAGATAGTAAAACTATTAGAGGGGCTTATAGTAATAGCAGGTATTGCAGGTGTTATATTTGCAATATTTAAAAACGGCACTACTAAGGCAACTATAGCCTCACAAAAAGAGTTAATTGATACCCTAACTGTTCAGGTAAACCAGCTTAGAACACTACACATAGACAATGAAAAAGCAATATCTGAGCTGAGGGGGCAAGTATCTGTGTATAAAGAGCTGCCTTTAAGTGAGTTATCTAACAGTATGCGCCAATTAGCAAGCGCACAATCTGAAATATTGAAACTTATTAAGAAAAAATAGTGTGGTATAATCAAACTATAAGCAGAGCTTTGCCTAGCGCACTGTTGTGCCAACAACCTATATAGGAAACAAAACCATGAATGATGCGGATAATGTATCGTTTGGTAAACCAAAAGCCACAGGTGCTGTGTATGTAGCGCCTGCAGGTACAACTTTGCCTACAACTGCTTGGGAAACCCTCAACGCAGCTTTTGAAGGTATGGGTTATGTATCTGAGGATGGTTTAGTAAACTCTGTTGAGAGTGACACAGAGGAAGTAAACGCTTGGGGCGGCGATCTAGTTTTAGTAGGTCAAACCACCTTTAAGGAAATGTTTACTGTCAATCTGATTGAAACCAACGCAGAGGCACTAAAGGTTTACTATGGTGAGGATAATGTTACGGTAGAGGGCAACGGTAGTATTACTGTGCGCCAAACCAGCGAAATGCTGCCAAATGTGGTAGTAGTATTTGAGCTAGTTTTGACCGGTGGGCGAATTAAGCGCATCGTTGTACCAAACGCTCAAATTGCTGACCGTAGCGGTGAAATCACCTATGTTGATGGTGAGGCTATCACCTACCCTGCAATGTTTGTTGCCTACCCTGATGAAAATGGGCAGACACACACAGAATATATTGCAACAGCTCTTAGCTCTTAAGATCAACATAAATAGCAACAGCGCCCGGCTATGTACCGGGCGTTTTTGTATGTTACAATTATGCTTACGATAACTAAAAAGGATTGGAGTAAAAGCAATGCCTGAAACAGAGCAGAACAAAACCACAGTGCAAGAGGTTGAGGTAGACGGTTATAAGTTTACTGTTGATACTGATTTGCTTGATGATGTTGAGACATTTGAGCTTATTGATCGCATAGAGAATAAAAACCAAATAGCAGCAATTGTGCCACTACTAGAGTTCATTATTGGCACTGAGGGTTATCAGCAAATGAAATCACATTTTGCAAAAGCTGATGCTGAGGCACACAAAGATCAAAAAGATTATAAAGGGCGTTTTCGCTTGAGCAAACTGCAGCAAGTTTACTTGGCAATAGTTGAGAAGTTTAACCCAAAAGTCTAGCCTATATCAAAGTAAGCCGCCAATACTTTGATGAGATAGAGGCTGATTTTCAACAATACTTTAATCTAGACATCGCGCAAGTAGACCGGCGGAGGGCAGCGCGCCTGCTTTTTCAATTACCGCGTGAGTGCAGAACATATGCCGCAGTAAATCCTGCAGCACAATGGGGCTGGGGTGAGGTACTTGCAAACAAAACTAATTACTTGCTTGAGGTGCTTATTTGGCAGAATGGCACACCACACAATAAGGGCGCTCTAGCACGCCATAAACGCAACAAACCAAAGCCTTTTATACCTGAGTTTATGAAACAGCCACAAAAGCCTAGTGAGATCAGCAAAGAGGCGGAAACAATGACCATAGATGATGTTAAAAGCTGGTTATCTAATCCGCGTGGCGTATAAAACAAAAAGCGAACAAAACCACTCCCCTGCCCTGCTGTGTTATTAAAAAATAAAGTTGCACCCCTGTAAAATAAAAAACATAGCGAAACAGGGGAGGGGCAGGGGAGTACCCATATAGTAACCACTATACGCATGAGCTATACTATAAGCATGAGTAAAGATGTATCATTTGCACTAGACACAAAAGGTGGTGAAAACATATTGCAAAGTATGATGATGCCAACAGTAAAAGAGCGCGCTGATGCTATTGCTGCACGCGCTAGATCAATGGCAGGCAGTCTTACCAGTGATCCGCCTGAGATTACAGTAAGCACCAAAATTGGCACTATTCGCAAAGGTGTGCGCGCCATTGCAACTATCAGTGCAGATGGTGGTGGTGATGCCCATAGCACATACATTGCAAATATGGTATTAGCAAAATCTAAGGATGCTGGGCGCAGCTAATTGGTTATGTTATAATTTGTAATATCAAAGCACGCCAACGGTTGCGGTAAAACTGGCTTAATCATAAGGTAAAAACGCAACTATATGGCAGACATTGGAACAGCATATGTAAGGGTAGCGCCAAACATGACCGGCATACAAGGCAAAATTGCCGCCGGTTTTAAAGGCGCAGCCGGTCCAGCAACCGCAGCATAGGCAGCTATTGCTGTATCATTCATTGCCACACCTAAGTTAT